GATCAATATGATCTTACTGATCTTTTGAATCGAAAAGAACTTTTATGGAATGTTCGAACTCGTAAGGCATATCGCAAGAGAGTTTCAGAATTAAGTAAAGTTGATTCAGAAGAAAAAACTAAATCGCTCATAGATAGACGGAAAAAAGTTACATCTGCAAAACGTGAAATGCGTCAAGCACAGAGAGGTATTTTTAAACCCGCTGTCTTCACTGAATCTCACGTTGTGGGTGAAATGAATGTCGGTGCACCTGCGGTTAGTGACGTTAAAGAAAATGTCACTGAACACGCTGGTGAAATTGCTGAGCAATATAGTGCTGGAGAGCCTTCTCATGATAGTGATGCTGGTTTACAAACAGAGTATGATCTATCAAAGTTTTTTGAGAGACCTGTTACTATTTATGATAGTACATGGACTTCAAATACTGAACAAAATGTAATCCTTAATCCTTGGGCTTTATGGTCTAGTGATTCTGCCGTGAGAGCTAAATTATCCAATTATGCTTTTTTCAAAGGAGATTTACATGTGAAGGTGAGTACTACGGGTACGCCATATCATTATGGTCGTGTCATGTTGTCGTATCAGCCATATGCTGATCAAAATGACAATTTAACACAATATGATGAACTCTTGGCTGCTACAGTACCTCCCACTGCAGACGTTCTACCTCCTTACAAGTGCTATTTATCTCAAGCACCTGGCATAGCCTATGTCGATGTTAAAGAAAATACACCTGTAGAGATGAAGTTACCATTTATTTCTTACAAAAATTGTCATAGATTGTATAACAATGCTAGTACTGTGATTACTAACGCAGTTGATTTTGAAGATATGTTTCAAGCTGGTGAACTTAGAATGGTTACCCTTAACAAAATTGGTGTAGCAAATGATGATTATGATTCATTTGTTTCATTAAATGTTTATGCATGGGTTACTAATATTGAGTTAGGATGTATTACCGGTACAGACATTGATATTACTGCTGAGTCTAAGACTGTTAAAACCTCTAATTTTAATAAATCAATGCGAGGAAAACCAATGTATGACAAGAGTAAACCAATGGGTACCAGAGTGATGAACTCATTGGAAAAAGTCGGAGATGAATATTCTTCTCCAGGACCAGTAACTCAGGTTGCATCTGCTGTTTCTAAAGCAGGAAGTGCTTTACAAGAAATTCCTATAATCGGACCTTTTGCGAAAGCTACTTCAACTATTGCTAATGCAGTGGGACGGGTAGCCTCATTATTTGGATGGGGACGTCCTATTGTAATGTCCAATCCTACTTTTGTTAAAAATCAACCATATCAAAATGGAGCCAATACCACCGGTTTTGAGACATCATTAAAATTGACGGTTGATCCAAAACAAGAGTTATCTGTTGATCCTCTATACGGGGGTGTTGCAGGTATAGATGATATGGCAATACAAACAATTTCAGCACGTGAATCGTATGTACATACTTTTACATGGGCTGATACTGATGTTGCAATGACGGATGTGTTATATACGGCTCAAATTAATCCAGCGTTTAATACTGGATTAACAAGTTTACCTAATGCATCTTATGAGGCTCTGATTCAACCAACAGCTTTGATGTTTGCAGCATTGCCTTTTGTAGCATGGCGTGGTAACATTAAAATTCGTTTTGAATTTGTATGTTCCAAATTCCACAGAGGAAAGGTGCTTATTAAGTATGATCCTAATCATGCACAACACACCTTGATATCTAGCTCGTCTACAAAACTGAATCAGCAAAATGCTATTATCGTAGATTTACAAGATACTCAGGATATTACTATTGAAGTGGATTGGGCATCCGATACCAATTGGAAAAGAATTGGAACCCCATCTGTTCGATATCCTAATGCAGATAATGCAGTAAATACTGCTTCATTTGGCCAATATTTTGATAACGAAGTTAATGGATGGTTAGAAGTGCGTGTTCTTAATGAACTCGTGCAACCCACTACAACTTCTACAGTGTCAGTTAATGTCTATGTTTCCTGTGATGACTTACAGGTCAATCGCATGAGTGGATTACTCTTACCTACAGTAAGAGAAGTTTCACGTACTGAATCTAAAGTTGTTGAAACAATTAATCAGACCGGTGCTGGTGATAGTGCTATTGCTCTTGATAATTATGGTGAAAGAATTACTTCATTCCGTAGTTTAATGAAAAGATATACTTCTCAAGACATTGAACAACTTACTGCAGGTGTTAATGGACTTGGTTGGATAAGATTTCGAGGAAATCATTATCCTCCGTTGGGTGTACCTTATCAGGATACTTTATCAGTTGATCAATCACATCATTCTGCCACTCTGTATTCATATTTGCGATATGCATATATGGGAATAAGAGGTGGCATGAGACATCGTATAAATTTTAATACGGAGTCAAATGTTCGAAATTGTGTTCTTACCCAAGTGACATTAAATTGGGAGAATGATTGGTCGCAAGGTACTGCATTAGATGCAACATTAGCTACAACCACAGCCCGTGTAGTAGGAGTAACTCCGGATGAGAATTTCCTAACTTCTATGGATGGTACTGTCACATTTCATCATGTCAGTAATGGTGGAGTTGAATTTGAGACGCCATTTTATAGTAATATGTTATGGTTATTTTCATTTACTGATGGATTTTACAATTTCAATCTACCAGATTTTGACATATATGGTACAAATTACTTTGAGTGCAAAGTTATGTGCGATCAGACAACATCTGATCGCACTGTCGTT